CTCTTCTTCACACCCAAGAAATTTTTTTTATTGGATTTTTTATATATTTGTATTGGAAATGTTGGATAAATTTAGTAAAAGAGAGCGTGAAATATATGATCAACTGGTGGAAACACTACCTAATAAGAAGAATTCTGCTGATGAAAAGTTACTACAGGCTTTTGCAGTGGAGATGGCTACGTATGAAGAAGCTTGTGAAAATCTTGCTTTCAAGAAAGTAACAACTAGGGGAACTGGGGGAGAAATGCCTTCTCCTTGGGTTGCGATCAGAAATCAAGCCATAAAAAATGCTCAAGGCATAGTCAAGCTTTTAGGTATAAGTGATTTGGCTAAGTACGAGGCTCCTGTTGCTAAGGTGACCAAATTAGAACTACTAAAAAATGGCAAAAAGAAAATACAGAAAACTGGCACATAAGTCTGGGTACTTAGTTCAGTGCAAAATCAAAAACAAATGGGAATCTTTAGATAAGCATGGTGAAATATCTGAAGATGGAGTATTTTGCAGATCCGAAAAAATAGCTGATGATTTAATAAAACGATTTGAACATCGCGACAACATACGCAAAGTCGATAGTCCAAGGGAAGAAGAAGAGTTGCCAATGGATACAGAAGGCAGCCCAGAGATATCTGAATGATTTAGAGAGATCGGATATTTCCTTTGATGAGGACTTATACGATCATGCTGTAAATTTCATAGAAGAACTTCCCCATACTGTAGGTACTTACGCTGGTAGCAATTTTAAGCTAGAGCCTTGGCAGCATTTTGTTGTTGCAAATCTATTTGGCTTTGTAAAGCCTGATGGGCTACGTAGGTTCACTAGGGCTTACGTCGAGGTACCTCGTAAAAACGGTAAGTCTACTTTTAGTAATGCTATAATGCTTTACGGCCTATTGGCCGATGGGGAAGAAACATCACAAGTTTATAGCGCAGCCACTAAACTTGATCAAGCCATGATGGTTTTTTCTGAAGGAGCTAGGGTTTGTAAAAAGACCGATTGGTTGTCTGAGGCTGTTCAAGTTTATAACTCAGTTAACAATAGGCGCATTAATTATGGCGAGTCGGTGTACCGACCGCTAGAGTGGAATCCGGGTAAGCAAGACGGTTTGAATACTCACATGGCTGTAATTGATGAGTATCATGCACATCCAAACGACGAGTTATATAATGTAATACGAAATTCAATGGGTGCTAGAAGTCAACCATTGTTGTTTGTAATTACAACTGCTGGTTTCAATAGAGAGTCTGCTTGCTATAGACATAGGCAGTACTGCACAAAGGTGCTAGAGGGAGGAATTAAGGACGATGCTTTATTTAGCGTGATATACACGCTTGACCAAGGGGATGATTGGAAAGATCCAACAAACTGGGAGAAAGCCAATCCAAATTGGAAGGTTTCTGTAAATCCAAGGCAGTTAGAAGAAGGGCTTCAAGAAGCGTTAGAGTTATCTCATAAAGAAGTAGAGTTTAAAACAAAGCTACTTAATGTTTGGACGGACACGGCCAATGTTTGGATACCTGATGAAAAGTGGATGAGGTGTGTAGACGAGTCAGAGCCTAGTGGCATATGTTATGGAGGACTTGACTTGGCTACTACCGGTGACTTCTGTGCGCTAAGTTTATTTTGGCCAGAAACTAAATCTGTTAAGACTTGGTATTGGCTTCCAGAAGAAAACGCAAAGAGAAGAAATGACCAACAAGGCGATGCTATTAGGGATTGGGTTAGGGATGGGCTTATAACTGCTACTGATGGAGATGTAACAGATTATGATTTTATAAGACATAAGATCTTAGAACTAGCTGAGAAATACGAATTGAAAGAAATTGCATACGATAGGTGGAATGCTACGCAGATTGTTAATGACTTAGTTAGTGATGGTATTACAATGTATCCATTTGGGCAAGGGTTTGCAAGTATGTCTGCTCCAACTAAGGACTTAGAGAGAAGAGTAAACAAGGCAGATATATTTCACGATGGCAACCCAGTAACTCGTTGGATGATGGGCAATGTAATGCTAAGGAGAGATCCAAGTGATAATATAAAAATAGATAAAGCAAAGTCAGGGGATAAAGTGGATGGCCCGGTAAGTGTAGTAATGGCTTTGGGTACGTATCTTCAAGAAGCCCAATCTGAGCAGTCTGAAGATTTTTGGTTCTTAAGTATATGAAAGGAATGCCACTATATAACCACGATGATTTCATAAGGGCGTATTACAACGCCTTGCCGCATCACGATAAGTACGAAGATGCTTATTGGTATTGCGAAGAAATGTACAAAAAAAGATACGGAACGTTTAAATATTCTAGCTATGGTGTGTTTAGGGCTACGCTATCTAGATGGGTAAAATGTAACACCTTATAAAATAACTTAAATTAATATTGCATCGATGGGTATTCTATCAAACCTTTTTAAAACCAACAAAAGATCAAGCTTGAGCGCTCCAAATGATTGGCTAATTAAAAGCTTATCATCGCTTTTTGGTCAGCAGACCACTAGCGGCCAGAGCGTAAATGCTGAGAGCGCAATGAGTATAGCATCTGTACACGCGTGTGTACGTGTTATATCTGATGGTATTGCTGGATTGGATCTTAAATTATATTATGAGAATGAAGACAGCCGCAAGCAAGTCTATAGTCATTATAGTAATGTTGTTTGCAATGAGCCTAATTCATACCAAACGAAGTTCGATTTCTTTAAGTGGATGGTTAGCCAATTGGTTTTACAAGGCAATGCTTATGCCTTTATTAATCGCGATAGTCGTTTTATACCTATTGCGATGCATCCTATACAGTCGAATAACGTCACGCCTTACATGGTAGATGGCGAATTGTTCTATAAAGTACAGCAAGAAGGATTTCCTACATTGGTATCTGCCGTAGATATGTTACATTTTAAAGGATTGTCTATGGAGAACGTACTTAAGGGAAAATCGCCTATTCAAGTACACGCTGAAACACTAGGCATTGATTTGGCTGCTATAAAAAGCAGCGCTGCTGTCTACAAAAATGGAACATTGAAGTTTTTGTTGAAAAGTGCTGGCAAAATTGATGAGGCACAAGCAAACCCATTAAGGCAGTCATTAGATGACGTAATTGATGGAAATAGGAGGTCTACGGTTCTTCCAAGCGGGGTTGAGATGGAAAAATTAAGCCTATCTCCTCAAGAAGCACAATATTTAGATTCAAGGTCTTTTAGTGCTGAAGAGATTGCACGTATATTTGGTGTTCCGGCATCAATGATTGGGGCTAAAGACGGAATAAAATCATCTGTTGAGCAAGATTATCAAGATTTCTATGCTCGCACACTTATGGCTTATTGTAAGAATATAGAGCAAGAATTGCACAGAAAGCTACTTCAAGAAATAGACAAGCCATACTACTACTATAAATTTAACTTTAATAGCCTATTGAGGGCCAGCGCCAATGATCGCGCAGACTTCTACAACAAAGGAATCAGAGGCGGTTGGCTCTCTCCTAACGAAGCTAGAGCGTTTGAAGATGCTAATGGCTTTGATGGTGGAGATAAGTATTACGCTGAAGGTAATTTAATACCTCAAGAGCAATTTGGTGAGTTTATGGATGCGAAGATTGCGCATTTAATGAGTCAAGTAAATAAAATTAACAACCCGCATGGAAATAATTAAAAGAGCAATAGGGCAAATAAACTACAGATCCGAAGGGGAAGAAATGCCTCAGGAATTTGGTGGTATTGCTGCTGTTGTAAACTCCACTACGGACTTGCGTTTCTTTGAGGAGCGTATTGAGCCGGGTGCGTTTGAAAATGTATTAGAAGATGATGTACGAGTATTATTCAACCACGATGCAGATGCCATCTTGGGCAGAACAAAGTCAAACACAGCTCGTGTATGGGTTAATGGAGACGGCAACCTCGAATACAGCTGGAAGCCAGACTATGAAAATCCATTACATAAGCAAGTAGCAAGAAGCATTATGCGTGGGGATATCACGCAGAGTAGCTTTGCTTTTACTATTGAAGACTATAGTTGGGAGAAAAGCGATAAGTACGGAGATAATTCTACTCACGTTATTCGTAAGATAAAAGAGTTGATGGATGTATCACCAGTAACTTACCCAGCTTACCAAGATACTATTTCTGAAGCTAGAAGCATTTTAAGAACCAAGCCAGATAGCTATACGGACTATCCTGAGGCTGCGTCTAATAACGCTCAAAGAGCCTTAGATTGGGCTGAAGAGAATGGATGGGGCGATTGTGGAACGGACGTGGGTAAAAAAAGAGCTGCACAATTAGCATCAAAATCTCCGATTTCGAGAGATGTAATTGCAAAAATGTCTGCATTTAAACGTCATCAGCAAAATAAAGATGTACCTTACGATGAAGGTTGTGGGGGTCTTATGTGGGATTGTTGGGGAGGAGATGCTGGTATTGAGTGGGCCGCACGTAAACTAAAAGAGATTGATGGAGATAAAGAAGAGAAGAGTAACGATCACGAACTAATAAACATAGTTAAAACAAAATATAAGTAAACCATGAAAATTAAAGCCTTACATGAGGAAAAAGGCCGTTTGATTGATGAATTGAACGCCCTACAAAACAGCATCAACACTGAAGAGCGTTCGATGACTGAAGACGAAAAAACACGTTTCAACGACATTGATGCTCGTTTAGAGACTATCGGTTCTGAAGTTGAAACTTTAGAAAAATTGCAAAAGCGTGCTGCTGAAAAAGCTGCTGCTGCTCCTATCTACGGTGCTTCTTCTACTAGCGAGAAGAAAGAGCGCAACGAGATGGCATCTAAGTACAGCTTCAAGCGTGCGGTTGAGCAAGCTGCAAGCGGAAGACGCGATGGCGTTGAGTACGAAATGCACAAAGAGGCTGCTAGCGAATTTCAGCGTGCTGGTGTTTCTGTAAGCGCTCACAGCTTATTGATTCCTTCTGACGCATTCAAGCGTGACATGAGCGCAACTGGTGGAACTAAC